GTTTCTACTGATGTTCTTTTGTTTAAAAAACAATATTCAGATAAGCAATTTTGGCGTTATAAATTGAGGAAATTCGAAGGAACCAAACATTGGTTCTTCCTCTTTAAGTATCTTTTCGTTGATTGTTATAATGATGATAAAGAACCATCATTTGCACGTACCCGCAAAGGTAAGCGTCAAATGATGATTTATTTGTCACCAGAATGGCATAAACGATTAAACGAACTTCACTTTTTTGATATGTTTAAGGAACCTTTTGAGAATATCATTAGGTGTCTTGATCTTATTATATTAAGTGGAGATGTTGAATTGAACCCTGGTCCTGCTGTCATGTCCCGTTTTGTGCGATATAACAACTCGAGCACAAGACGTGTACATGAAGCACAGGGTTCTGTTCTGAACGATATTTCTGACCTAAATAAATTTTTGAATTCACAATTACCTGTTGTTGTTGAACAAATTAGGAAAATTGTTGACGATTGTAATTTAGGTTTTCAAAGTACTGTTTTATTAGCCGATTCTAAATTGAAAGAAGATATTCGCTTATTAACTCAAGCCAGTGGTAATGCTATTTCTAAAGTTGAAGGTATACAATCAATGATATTAAAAACTATGTTATTATGTTCATTGATTATATTACTCAGACAAATGAAATGGAATCGTACTGCCTTAATGGCTGGAGTTATAGGAATGCTATCTTTATTTGGTTTACCAGGAAAGTTAATTCAACTATTCCAAAAGACTTTCTGTCATGAAAGTGAAAATTTTGGAGTAGATACAGTATATGGCCCTCTTTTAGGAAGTATTATATGTTATTTTATAATAGGTAAACTTCCAACAAATTCTTCTTTGGAGCAATTTTCAAAGAAAACGAACAATTTTTCGAGAGGTTTATCAGGAATGATGAATCTCAATCGTGACATAGGAAAACTTTGGATACAAGTCAAAGATTTCGTTATGGCACAGATTTCTCCTTTGCCCGATTCTTTTATGTCTGTGGAAGATGAGTTGAAAATATGGTCAGATTCTATTGAGCATTATACAGATATTATTGTCAAAAAACAAGCGAT